CCGCCGCCGCACCGATGCCGGCCCCGAGCGCGGTTCCCACGCCAGGAACGACCGAGCCGATCCCGGCGCCGATCCCGCCGTACTGCAACGCGTTCCCGACAAGAGACTGCGACGTGCCGTGCAAGAACTGGCCGCTGACCGACGCGGCGACGCTGCCTCCCAAGAAGCCGACCATCGCACCCGGCAGGATCCGCGAGAAGCCGCCCTTCAAACCGCCCCACATCCCGCCGACACGAGCACCGATGCCCGCCCCAGGAAGGCCGGACGCCGCGAAGAGCGACTGCTTCCCGGCAGCGGCGTTCGCCTCGTTGATCGCGATCGTGAGCTGCTCGTAGGCGACCGTCTCCGTCTTCACCGCGCTCGTCGACTCGACAGCACCAGCCGAGATCCGCGTAAAGAGCGCGTTCGCGCCCTTGTAGATCAGAGCCATCGCCGCCGCCCACCCGATCAGCGTCGAAGCGAACGGGATCTTCGTGATGAACGAGAGAATGTCCGCGACCGCCTTGATCGGGCCGACCGTGAACCGCGCGATCGTCGCCTCCACCTTCAACAGCACCGTCAAGAACGACTCCGCGAGAGGAAGCAACGCCTGGAAAACGCTGAAGATCGCATCCATCTGGGCGCGGTGCGCCTCGAACAGGCTGTGCAGCGTGCTCTGCGTCGACCCGAGATTCAGCCACTCCCTGAACTTGTTGACGACCGCCGTCAACTGGATCGCGAAGTCCTGGCCCAGCTTCACCGCCGGATTGAACAAGTCGTAGATGCCCTTGCCGATTGAGACGATCAGACCAGCCCACGCCTGGAACAGGCCCATCATCCGGCCGATCTCGGAGTCCATCGCCTTCAACCCCGAAGGCGTGTTCACCTTCGTGAGGAACTCGTCGATCTTCGGCAGCAGGTTCCCCGTCCGGTTCGCCGCGTCGAGCACAGCGTGCGCGAAGAGCTCGAAGCCCTGCGTCCCCGCATGGACAGCCGTTGGCAGCCGGTTCTGGAAGAGCTGCTCGAGCTGCGTGAAGATCCCGAGGCCACCCTTCTTCGAGTCCATCCACGAGAAGAGCGGCTGCAACCCCTGCTGGATGATCTTCATGTTCTCGGACGCGTACCGTCCCAGCACCGGCAGGAACGGCTCGGCCGTCTGCATCCCCTGAGTAATGACCTCGGCGCCCGTCTTCTCGGCCGGCCCGGTGAAGCGGTCGAACAGCGACTTGAACTGCTGGCCGGTCATCGACGCCTGCAGCACGGCGGCGCGCGCGACCGGAGAGAACCCGGCGAGCGTGAAGTTCAACGCCTGCTGCGCGTGCTGCGCCTCACTCGAGTTCTTGCCGTAGATCGCGACGGCCTTCTGCAGCGCGTCGTACGCCTGCGTCGTATTCTTGATGTCGCCAGCCGCCTGCCCGATCCCGGCGAGGTCCGTCCCCATCCCGACTGCCGCCGTTCCCGCGATTCCGAGACCGAACAGACCGCCACCGATCCCGAGACCACCGACAGCGGACCCGGCGATGCCGAGCGCCGACCCGCCGATCCGCATCGCGTCGAGGCCCATGAGAGCGAGCGGCGTCCCGAAGCGGGCGTGCGGTATCCCGCCCACTCCGCCGAGCGCCCATCCCGCCCAGCCCGGCATCCCGCCGAAGAACCCTCCGCGCCGACCGCCACCTCCGCCGCCCCAGCCCATCGCTGCGAGCATCCCCATCTGCGCTGCTGATGGGCCACTGCTGCCACCGGGACTCAGAACGGGAAGGATCGTCGTCCCTCCGTCCCCGCCCGAAGGAACGGATCGCCAGCCAGGATCGACCGAACGCGTGCCCGGCGGGATCAAGATGCCGCCACCGCCAGTCATCGCAAGCGACGCGCGAGTCCGAAGCGCCTGATCCGAAATGCTCTGCAACGCACCCCGGATCAACGCAGCCTGAGCCTGAATCCGCGCAACCGGACCAGCACCGATCTCGATGTCGCCAAGCGCACGATTCACGCTCAGCGCGAGCTCCTGGATTGTCTTCAGGGCCGCGTCAACCTCTGCTGCGGCGGCTTCGGCGTCCCCGGCGTCCCCAAGGAAGCGGATCTCGACATCGGCCATGCGGACTCACCTCATCCCTCGAGGAATCCCTCGAACTGCTTGCGTCGGCTGCGGTTGACGTTGCGGACGATCGCCAGACGGTTGTACGCCTGGAAGGTCACGAACGGCATCCGCATCACCTCGGAGTGCTGGAAGCCGAAGGCTTCAACAACACCGCTGATCCATTCGATAGCGCTGAGCGGCGCTACTTCGCCTTCTGTCCCTTCCGAGATCCCGCCGTCTTCGTAGAACGCTTCGTCGTCTTCTTGCCGCCCCGCCTCGGGGCCACCGGAGGAGGGCTCGGCAACTCCTGCCGTCCACCATCCGACGCGAGGCCGAGCGCCTTGAACACCTCACCGAGCACGACAGCGGTCGTCTGAGACCCGAACGGCAGCGTCTCGAGCTTCGGATCGGAGAGCCGGAAGATCGCGAGCAGTTCCTCGTTGATCCTGTCCGTGACGGCCTTCAGCCCTTCGCGGACCTTGCTGATCGACGCCGAGGAAGCCTCCTTCGACATCGCCGTCGCCGACTTCTCCTCGAACGAGACGAGCTCCTCGAACAGGGCGAGCATCTTGAACACCGTCTCGGTCGGAAGATCGCCGGGGACGTGGTACTTCTTGCCGTCCGGCATCTCGAAAGTCGTTCCCGAGAGGCCCGGTACGACCTCCTCGAGGTTGATCACGTTCGCTGGCATGGTCTGGCTCCTTTTCTTCCGGGGGAGAACGAGAAAAAGAGCAGCGACAGCTCGGGTCCCGGATCCCAAACTGTCGCTGCTGTGGTAGCCCCCGCGAGAGGGCAGCTATGCGGCCTGACTAGCTGGCGTAGGCCGAGGCGTGCGCGTTCTGCAGTGTGATGGCGATTGCCGCCGTCGCCGTGTGAAGGGCGCGCGCGGAGATCGTCTCGCGGACGGTCTGGCCGTCCGGGTCGAGCTCGGTCAGGTTGTCGTAGCGGTACGACAGCAGACCCATGTTGATCCCCATCGACCGCAACTGCGTCCCCGTCAGGCCGTTCGTCACGAACGCCGACAGAGCGCCCGTCGCGACCGCCGTGGTCGGCGACACGTTCGCCGCGGCACCGTAGGCGATCTTCGCCCACTGCGTCGGCGACTGGTAGCGCCGCACAACCTCGACGTCGAACACGCGGCTGTTGATCGCGATGTCGTCGAGGTTGACGTTCTGCGCCTGCAACTCCTCCGACCCGAGCTGGCCGGCGATGCGGATCGACTCGATCGTCGAGTCCGCGTTCCCGTCGAGGACGTAGGACGGGTTGCCGTGCCAGAGGAACAGGTCGTCGAACGAGTTGGCGCCGACGCCGTAGTAGGTCGGCGTCAGGTTCGCCGCCGACGCGCCGTACGTGATCGCGGTGAAGTCCGCCGAGAGCTGCCACGGCTTCCCCATCTGGCCGAGAAGCTCGAAGCTGAGGAACCGCACGTCCGAGAAGAGCTGGACGAGCGACGACCCCGGATGAGACACCTGCAGCGTCCCGTACGGATGCGACGCATGGTTGTCGTGGAACAGCACGGCCGACGTCGGAGGCAGCGTGCCGCCGTACCACGTGGCGCCGCCGGGGAGAAGCTGGAAGAACTGGCCTGCGATCTCCGGCCGCAGGTAGGCGACGACCTTGCCCTGCACCTTCTCCTGCGCCTTGTACGTGGTTCCGAAGTCGAGGCCGTCGCCGCCCTCACGAAGATCGACCACAGCAGGCACGACGTTGAACTGGTTCCCCTTCAGGTACTTCAGGAAGCGGAGCTTCCCGGCTGCCGCCTGCGGCGACCCCAGGGCGCTCTGCATTCCGAGTGCGAGATAGGAGTTTGGGTCTGCGGAGCTAAACGCTGGAACCGGCACAGGAATCGACCTCCTCTATTCGTATTGGAAAGGCCGTCGTGCTCGAAGACGAGGCCGATTGTGACTGGCTGCTAGAGCTCTTCTTGCTTGCACGAGAACACGATCTGAGTCGTGCCACGCCACGCGTCGACCTGATCCTCCGGTCGGAACACCGGGCCAGGGATCGTGCGGAGCGGGAAAATCTCGTACGGGCCGATGACGCTCGACTGGCCCGCGATATACGCGGCCTCCATCGGCGCGTCGTCGTACAAGCACTCGAGCACCGCCCGCACCTGACGCAGCAGCTTCGACGCGACCCTCGGGCCTGTCGACTCCTGCTCGACGACGAAGATGTTGATCTGGTAGACGCTCGACAGGGCGTGCGGACCCTGCTTCTGGAACGTCGCAGGCCCGGCCAGAACAAAGCAGGACGGGATCGAGAAGATGTCGCGCGCACGGCCCTTGAAATAGTCGCCGTCACCGGGCGGCGGCGTAATGAACAGGTCGTCGGCGTACTGCGCGTTGATGTGGTCGCAGCGCGCCTGCCAGCCCGCCTGCAGCTTCGCGATTACCGCATCCACGATGACCTCTCCGAACCCCGTGAACGTGTTGGTCATCAGAGGTCCGCCTTTCGGATGCACTCGGCGAGCCAGTCCTCGTCAGCGGCCAACATCTCCGCCTCAACCTCGGCAGGCAGCGGGAACGGGATCACCTGGCGCTCCGGCGGACGATCACCGTAGTCGTACGGCAGCATCGTCCCCTCGACCGTGTGCTGGTGGTAGTGAGCGTACTCGCGGCCCCGCTCGTCCGTGACCGAGGTCCCCCACGTCATCGCGTTCTCGGTGAACGTCCCGAGGGTTGAGCGTCCTTGGCTCACATCCATCGCCTGCGCCGGATCGGTCAGAGACTCAAGAAGCGCCCCTGTACGGACAAGCGTCTCCGGTGGGTAGCCGTTCGCGAGCTTGTCACGCACCGTGTCCGAAGCCAGCGGAGGCCACAGTCCGTCGCCGTTCGACGCGAACCACTCCGCCTCCGTCGCAGACATGATCTCCGCGTACCGAGCCCAGAGCCCTTCCATGTCGCCGAGCTCGTCGACCAGGACAGCGAGCCGGTCGCGCGTCTCGACGATCCCGGCGATCTCGAGACTGAACGCCATCGCTAGAAGTCGTTCGGGATCCCGAGATCCATCGGGTAGCCCATCGTCGCCGTGATCACAGCCGAAGCGTTCCCGCCACCGAACACCGGCAGCAGCCGGCCTCCCCCGGTCGGGTCAGCGGGCGCGTTCGGCAGAGGACGGTCGCCCTGCTCGATCGCTTTCAACGCAGCCTCGAACGCTCTCTGGTAACGCTCGGCGATCTTCGGATCCCCGGAAGGCCACTGGCGCAGCACGTCCGCGACCGCGCCGTCCCTGGTGACACGCCGCGCGACAAGGAATCCCTGCGTTGCGCCGGTCGGGACCGGGACGAGGTAGCCGGACTTCGCTGCGGCCTGGTCGAACTCGCCGCTGCGCTCGTCGATCAACTCCTGGAACTGGACAAGGTTGATCGGGATCGAGGTTGCGGTGATGACGACCGAGGCAAGGTTCGGGCGCACGACGTACTGCGCCAGGTCGGAGGCTGCCCAGTAGCCCATAATCGCGCCTCCCTAGTCGACTTCGGCGTCGAACTTCTGCTCGTCCTCGCGCCGCGGCCACACCCACTGGCCGAGCCCGATCCCGTACGTCACATGACCCGTCCCGTCGCGAAGAGATCCAGGCGGATCGTTCTCGTGCTTGAAGCAGTGGACGAGCAGCGTCCCGTCCGGGTCGGCGCCCATCACGATCGCCGGACGCCACACGCCGACAGCAACGTGGACGTGAACGACCCTGCCGAGCGTCGGAAGCGTCACCGGAATCGTCTTGCGCGCCGGCGCCTCCGGCTTCTCAGCGGTCATCATGCCGCCGCACCCGCCCGGACACGGGAAGGGGATCCGCTCGTCGGGCTCGAGGATGCGGTTGCCGCACCCGTTCTCGCACCAGACCTCCTTGCCAGCGTCCGGCGAGACTCCTGTTGCAACATCGTGTGCGTCCTTCTCGGCCTCTGAAACGCTCATTCCTGGCTCCTCTCAGGCCGCGACAAGATCGCCCACAGGGGCGCTCTCACGGCTTCCGGTGATAAGGGCTTCCCAGTCGTCGAGGCGGCGCTCCCACGAGCACCCCTCGATCCCGTCGCGCGCCTTCTCATGCCAGCGCGTCCAATGCGCCTCATTCGAGAGAAGCTGCGCCACAAGACCGACGAACCGCTCCCCGTAGGCCGCGGTAGGCCGTCCCTGCTCGTCAACGTCGAGAAGCAGCCCGTGCCCGCCGACCGTCTCCGACAGCGCGGCCAGACGGGACGTGACAACCGCGAGCCCGGCAGACCTCGCCTCCATCGCGCCGATGCACGACGTCTCCGTGAAATAGGTCGGGTACGACCAGACGCGAGCCTCCTGCATCGCCTCGTACAGGGCAGTCTGGCCGACGCGTCCCTTCATGTGGACGCCGCCCGCCTCGCCGCCAGCCCGAGCGATCAACTCGAACACCTTCGCCTTGAACTGCAGGAGCTCCGGCCGGAACCGAGCCATCTTGTCGAGCGTCTCCCAGCCGTAGTAGACGTGGAGTTCAGCCTCCGGTACGAGCGTCTTGATCTGAGGCCACCACTCGAGCAGAACGTCGAGGCCACGATCAGCCGACGACGAGTAGATGCAGACCGGCTTCCGCTCGTCGAAGCCAGCGTTTCCACGTGGAAACTTCGGCTCGCCGGCCATGCTCTCCAACGAGACGCCGTTACGGATGATCCGCAACTGCTCGTCGGTGAGGAACGGGTACTGCTCCTTGAAAGCGTCGCGCGACCATTCGGACAGCGTGATCATGTCGGTGATCCGTTGCGCGCGACGAGGGGTGAGCTGGTCCGCGTACGTCGCGTCGTGGCACCAGAGCGCCCGGACGGGCGCGTGGATGTCGACGTCGAACGCGTGCGGAGCTCGAGAGACGATGACGGCATCGGCTTCCTCTGTCGGCCGGAACCGTGAGGAGGGACGCCAGATCGTGTTGCCGATCGCGCCCGGCACCGCGTCCGCGTAGACGCGAACGTCCCAGTCGCGGGCGGTCAGTCCGAGCGCGAGATAGGTGAGACAGGTCTCGGAGCCGCCGATGCCTCCGTCGTTGATCGACGCGGGCGACCACTGCTCGTACGCGCCGGGCGCGTACAGGATGACCTTGCCCTTCTTCTTGCGGCCCGGCTTCCAGGCGGCGAACGTGAGCCGGTTGTGGTCGTGAACCTTGATCTGGTCGATGTTCGCGTTGCGATCGGCGAGCTGCTCGGCGAGGTCGAGTGCCGTCACCGCGCGCAGATGGCCCTTCCGCTCGACGATCTGCCACATCGCCAGGTTGCCGTCCTCGAAGGCGCCGTTCGGCGTCGTCACGCACGCGACACCCTCGGGCGTCAGGAGCGACTCCATGACCGACAGGAGCCGCGACGTGTCGGGTACGTGCTCGAACACCTCGAAGCACGAAACGATGTCGTAGTCTCCGAACACGTCCGGGTCGAGAAGACGGACGGCCTCATGGATGTCGCCCTGCACGATCCGGGCCGGGATCCCCATCCGCACCATCCGCTCACCCGCATGAAGCGCCGCATCCTTGTTCAACTCGATCCCGTCGCAGACGAACTCGCCCTTCAGCCACATGTACGCGCCCATCCAGGCGTCGTTGCAGCCCAGATCGAGCATCCGCGGCTTCCGGCCATGCTCTTCCTCGAACCGCTGAGCTAGCTCGAGCAGGAACCCGGCGCGCTCGTAACGGTCTCCGGTCGCCTCGACGAACTCGTCGGGGCAGCCCATCTCCTTCGGCTCGTCCTCGTACCAGCGCGTGTATTCGGCCGGCTCGAGCGCGTGCATCACGTTCTCCGTCTGCATCGCCTGCGCCGCCACGATGCGCGGGTCGTCGCCGACGATGTACGGCACCTGCTGCAGCAGCTCGTGCGCCTTCCAGTTCTCGTCCCAGCGGACGAGCGTCTCGCGCAAGGTCAGGACAGCCTGCACGATCCGCTCGCGATGCCCGTCCCGCTCGACGCGAGTCGCGGTCTCCAACACCATCGGATGCTGCGGCATGATCTGAGCCGCCTCCGACACGAGCGGTGCGGCCTCGTCGAAGCGGCGCTGCTCACAGAGAGCCTGCGCCAACCGGAGCCGCGGGATCAGCGTGAACTCGAGCGGGTTCAGGATCAGCATCGACTGCGGCTGACCCATCGCGAGCGCGTCACGCGCCCACTTCTCGCACCGCTTCCACTCGCCCATCTCCGCGAACGCCTCGCACAGCCCGACTGCGTTCTCCGCCCAGTCGTCGCGCTCCTTCAACGCCGACTGCTCCACATGGATCGCGGCCGCCGGCTGGTTCAGCGCCCGCATACATGTCGCGAGCTTGTGGTAGGTCTGCGAGCGCTCGTCACCGACGACAGCGCCCGGATGCTCAAGATAGCGGTTCAGCCACGGGATCGCCTCGTCGAAGCGTCCCTGCGCCATGAGCTCGGTGCCCATGTACGCGAGCGTCCGCGGATCGGGTTCCTCACCCTTCGCCTCAGCCTCCGCGACGACACCCGTCAGGATCGCGAGGTTCCGCGTGTTCGCGTACCTGCCCTCCGGCCGGTCGTGGATGAACCGGATCTGGTGCGCCGGCACCATCATGTAGTTCGGCGCCAGACCCGTCTCCTCGTGCGGAATCCAGACCTCGTGGACGGCGTTGCGCCAGCCCCACTCGTCCGGCGACTTCCGACGCAGCAGCCGCTCACGCCAGAGCGCGCACACGTTCGTCCCGGTCTGCGGGTCGCGCGCGTAGTCGTAGAACATCACGAACCCGTCGAGCGCCTGGTGCGCCTGCATCGCCATCGGCCGCAGATGCTCCGCGCCGATGATCAGGTCGTCGTCGTCGAGCCAGAAGAACCAGTCGGCATCCTCCGAAGCCATCGCGAACGACTGCTCGCGCGCCCACGAGAAGTCCGCGAGCAGCCCGTCAGCGGCGAGCGGCACCTTCTTCCCGACCTTGACACGGATCGGGGCGAGCGCGACCTTCGCCTTGTTGCCCTGCATGTCCTCAATCGTCGTGACCTTCTTGCGGTTCAACTGCCGAAGAAGCGCGACGGTCCCGTCGGTCGAGCCCGTATCGAAGACGTTGATCTCGTCGACGAACGGCCGGATGGTCTCGAGCGCCTTCTCGATCGTTCCGACGCTATTGCGGCAAATGAGGCAGGCAGCGATCTTCACCGTGCACCCCGCAGCCTCGTCATCACCGAAGACAGCGGATGATGCGGATTCAACCGCCAGCCGCGCGCCTTCGAGAATGTCAGGTAGCGCGAGATCACGACAGGCTTCTCGTTCAGGAACGTTCCGCGCGCCCAGCATTTCGTGCAGCGCCACTTCTGGGAGACACGCTTCACCTTCGCCCCACAATCAGGGCATGCAGACTTTCTGGCTCTCACCGCTGGCTCCTTCGGTCCGGGATGGACTACGGGTGCAAATGACAGGTCGTGCAGAGCGAGAACGGCTTCACCTTCAACTCGCCCATCAGTTCCGTCTGGTCGACATGGCCGACAACTCCTTGCGCCGCCGCGTCGAGGCAGCAGACCGTGATCCGGCCGTCGACGAGGACGTTGCACCAGCCCTCGCGCAGCCAGTCACACGGACCTTCCGGGGCGGACACGAACCAGTCGACCTGGCCGGCCCAGTCGAACGCAGACACCGATGCGCCACCATTCGCTGAGACGAAGATGCCGTGCTTCTTCGCCAACTGGATCGCAAGGCCCGCCTTCTCAGGACGGTGCAGCGACACGAACAGCGAGATGTCGTAGGCGGCGAGCATCACGCAAATCTCGTCGGTCAGCTTCAGACCGTTCGTGGAGAAGTTGATGAACGTGTTCGGCAGCGCCTCGCGCGCCAAACGCATCAACTCGAAAAGCTCCGGGTGGAGAAGCGTCTCCCCGATCCCCGTCAGCGACAGTTCGCCCTGCGTCCCCTGCTTGTCGTAGAACTTCGCCCACTCCAACGCCTGCCGGTACGTGTCGAGGCTCATGTCCTGCTTTGCCTGGCCGCGCACCGTCTCGAGCTTCCTCGACGGGCAGTAGACGCAGCGCAGGTCGCAGAACGTGGTCGTCTCGATCTGGTGGACAGTCGTGATGGGACGCGGGTAGGTCTGTACCTTCTCCGTGCCGATCTCGGCAACGGACATGGCTGGCTCCTTCCGGGATGACTACTCCGGCGGCACGCCGAGGTGCTTGTGCAGCCGGTCGAGCTTCGCGTGCAAGGCGCGGTGCGACTTCACGAGCCGCCACACGCCGACGCCCACACAGATCGCGGAGGCGACGAGGTTGGTCAGGACAGACCCATCAGGCCAGCCGAACCAGTCGTGAAGCAGGTGGAACACGTGACCCTCCCGAGGCGTTCGATCGGGACCGGAAGGAGCCAGTTGCCTCCGGCCCCGATCCAGCGTCCCGAGAGGCGGAGGGAGTCCGGGCTCCCTCCTGACCTCAACTCGACTACGGGATGCAGGCGCCGATCTCGTAGCCCGCGAGCGGAGCGACGACCTTCTCCGCGATCGTCTGACCGACCGCGAAGTTGTCCTTCCGCTTCTCGTCGTCCCGCCACTGCCGCGTCGTGAGCGGCTCGCTGCGGAACGTGTAGGCGACGCTCGGCGTCTCGAGAGCAGGACCGCCCGTGATGTAGAGCACGCGCGCGGCCTTCCCCCAGACGTCCGAGTACGACCCCGCCGCTCCCTCGTGCGCCGTGTTCTGGATCAGGCCCGGCACGCGGACCTGCATCCCGAACAGCACCGCCGGCAGGAGCGGGAACTCGTCGGAGAGCTGCGGCCGGTTGGCCGCGTCCCCGTACGTGTAGATCAGCTTGTTGTTCAGGGTCGTGTTGGTCTGCATCCCCGAGGCGACCGCCTCCGGGATGATCAGCACGTTCGGGCGGATCCCGATCGCCTTGCGGATGGTCTCGCGGGCGGTGCGGATGTCCGACTCGATCGACGTCGTGCCCGCGGTCGACCAGGACGCGGCCGCGTTCGCGCCGTTCGTCAGGCCGCCGCCGTTCGTGGTCTTGCGGAGCAGCGTCGAGATGCGGATCTCGCGCTTCAGCATCAGCCGGCCGAGCGTCCCGACCTGCTTGTTCCGCTCGAGGCGGAGCTGGCTGTCCGCGTTCTTGCGCTCGCGGTCGGACACGTCGAAGCCGAGCTCGCGCCGCTCGCAGAGGTACTGAGCGGTCGTGTGCGAGAACTCGACCATCTTCACAGCCGACTTGTCCGGCACGAGGTCATCGACATCGGTGCCGTAGAAGTCGTCCTGCGTGAAGATCGGGTACAGGTCCGACTCCTTCGCGACGTCGATGTACGGCGCCACGTCGTCGGCCATGAACTCGGTCGGCCGGTAGAGCACCGCGAGGTTCGAGAGGAGCGCGTTGACGTGAACGGCCCCAACAGGCTCGCCAGGCATTGAGGTTCTCCTTTCTCTGATGGGGCCGCGCTAGACGATCTCGCGCGGGTCGATGAACACGGAGCCGTACTCGCCGGCACCCCGCGCCTCCTGGATGACACCCAGGGAGTAGACGGGAGCGCCGACCGGAACACCGGACGAGGCCGGAGCCGCGACCGGGCCGATCGCACCGTTCGACGAGGCGACGCTGACGCGCACCCCGGCACCAACCGATGCGGCGACGAGCACCTTCGCCACGCCCTCCACCTGCACTCCGACCGAGAGGCCGTAGGTGGGGACGGTCGCGATGGTGACGCCGATCACGTCGTCGGTGTTGGCACCTGCGACGAAGACCTGGTTGTCGGTCGTCGTGTCACCCTTCACGCACACGCACTGCGCGATGGCCGACGCCGCGATCTTCGGCAGGACAAACCCTTCGTTCTTCCAAGCCATTACTGGTCACTCCTTCCTGCTGTCGGGCGTCGGCTAGATGCCGAGCTGAGTCTTCGCCTGCGCGGACGCGTCGAGGTACTCGTCCTCCGTCCACGTCGTCTTGCCGGACTTGCGGAGGATCGACTGCGCCGTCGCCGCGATGCGCGCGGAGTCCTCGTCGACCTCGTAGTCGGAGCCGCCGATCGTGACCGGCTCGAGGTCGGCCTGGACCTTCCCGCCGTTCTCGTCGGCCTCGATCGGATCGCCGTTCGCGTCGAGCACGACGGCATCGCCGGCGCCCTTGACCTCGAAGAGCTTGCCGTCCGGCATGTCGGCGAGCAGCGTGAGCGTGCCCTCCGGGTCGATCGCGTAGAACCCCTCGTACTGCGCGCGCGACGCCTCGAGGATCGCGTTCCGCTCCACGGCGGCGTCGATCGCCGAGTCGCGCTTCATCAGGCCGAGCTCCTTCGCGGCCTTCGCGCCGGCCGCGGCGTCGGCGATGAGCGTCTTCATCTGCTCGTCCTTCTCGCCGTCCTTCTCCTTCAGGGACGCGTTCTCGGCGACGAGGGTGCGGATGGCCTCCGCCACGTCGTCGTCGGACGCGTCCGCCGCGATGCCGAGCTGGTCGGCGACCTCTGCGGTCAGGTCCATCTCGCTTCCTCCTGTGTTCGAGTCGGCACCGATCTGGATGCCGAGCTTCTTCATCGCCCGCTTGATGCGAGCCTTGACACGCGCAAGATCCGCGGGGTCGTACTTCGCCGCGTTCCTCGCCTGGTTGATGTACGACCAGGCAGCGCGAACTTCCTTCTCGTTGTCGAGCGCGTACCGCTTCCGGCCGTCCTTCTGATAGCCGGGATCCGCGTACTTCGACGCGGCCGTGTGAGCCGCCGAGCCCGGCTTCGAGCCAACCTTCGTCATCGCGGCCGTGATCACAGCCGCCGCGCCCTCCTCGCCCATGTCGGCGAGCAGCTCGGCCACGTCGTCGCCGAACGCCTCCGCGACAAGCAGGTCGTCCTCGAGCGAGACGTCGGCGGCGACCGCCGACATCTGCGTGAAGAACGGACGGTTGGTCAGCGACGCGGCGAGCAGGGTCGGCTCCGGGATCCGGCGTCCGTCGTTGACGCGCTTCTGGAACGAGAACTCCGGGCTGATGAAGCGGTAGCGGCGCGCGCGGATGTCGTCAGCCGCCTCCACCGTCCACTCCACCTCAGCGCTCACGCCTGCCTCGCTCGCCTCCGCGGTGCCGGGGACGAACCATCCCGCTGCGGGAGCAGCCATGCCCTTCGCAAACGCGTGGTCGCGGTCGACGGGGATCTTGTCGCCGGCGACGTTGATGTTGTCGGCGAACTCGTGGAGCTCGTCGGCGGAAAGCGTGAACGGCCCCTTCGGATGCACGTACTCGCCGGGGCCAGGAAACACCTGGATGCGCTGACGAGTCGCGCCCTCATCGAGCGTCCCGACCTCGCAGAGGATCGGCTTCGGATCGTCCATCTGGGCCTCCTTCAGGAATGGAGCAGGGCCGGGGCGGAAACGGAGGGCATCCACCCCGGCCTACCGCGCGGCAGGGCGCGACTTGTCGAACTAGACGTTCTCGGGGCGAGGACGGGCGCTGTCGCCAGCATCCTTCGTCTCGGTGCCCCGGCTCTTCAGGGTCGCCTTCAACTTCTCGGTCGCGGACTGGTTCTGGCCGCCACTACCAGGCTGATCCGTCGCCGGCGCGGCCGCTACCGCAGCCTGGGCCGCCTCGTATCTCATCCGTGCGCGCGTCTCCGCGAGATCCTCCGGCGGAGCGTCGATCGTGGCGCGGAACCAGTTGCGCGTCGCCGTGTCAGGCGACAACATCTCCGCGTCCACGCCGAGCGCGACAGACTGAGCGAACTCGAGCAGATTGCGAGCCTCGATCCCGGACGCCTTCAGCGTCGGGTATCGCTTCACGCCCGGATAGTTCAGGTCGACGAGGCGGCGGATCGCGACGTTGAAGATCGCCTCGAGGTAGCGAGCGATCGCGTGGAGCGCGTTGTACCAGACCGCAGCCTGCACATCCGCTGTCGCCTTCGACCCGACCGCGGCATGGCCGAGCTCCTTGAAGCGAGCGAGCATCGCGCCGGCGAGCTCCGACCGCCAGTAGAGCAGGATCGCGGTGAAGTCGGGGATGCCGCCGGGCGGGGTAAGGATCTCGATCAGGTAGCCCTGGTCGCCGGTCGCGCCCGACATCAGCTTCGGGCCGGGAATGACCGACCACGCATCAGAGCGGAGCGCCTGGATGCCGTTCGCGAACGCGGTCTGCATCGCCTTGTCGTCGGCCCGGTCGCGGCTCATGTAGCCGACGATGTAGCCGACCCCGTGCCGCTCGTACGCGATCCCGGCGATCTTCTCGATCAACTCCTTCATGATCCACGCCTTGTACGCGGCGCGCTGAAGCGAGATCCCCGTCCACTCGTCGCCCCACTTCTCATGGGTGAAGACCATCAGGTTCGCGGCCGGAATCTCGACCGTCTGATAGGCCTGCGTCCCGTCCTCCTGGTTGACGAAGACGAGCTGCGTGATGTGGGTGAGCTCGCCGAACTCGTCGACGTTCCACTTCCAGATCGTGCGCGGCAGACGCGGCGCGAACCTCCGCCACGTCGTGAACTTACGCGGCGGCATCACCGTCGTCGTCGTATCCGGCGGCAGCGGCACCGGCGCGAGCACGACGTTCTTCGTCGCGGTCGGCAGCTCGGACGCCTCGAGATCGCCGGCCTCGCTCTCAGCGGGAACGTCGTCTCCGCCCGAACCGTCCTGCGGATCAAGATCCTCCGAACCCTGCCCATCGACGGGCTGGCGCACAGTCAGCGCACGCTCGACGATCTGGAAGGTCGTCTCGAAGACGCTGTGGCCGAAGTCGAGATACGTGAGCGCGTGCTCGAGCATCTCCGTCCACGGCTGATCGGGCCAGTCGAACAGAGCGGCCCGGACGAACTCCGAGATTTCGCGCTCCTGCTCCGTCGCATCGTCGGGAGGGACGATCGCCCACTCCGCGTTGATGATCGGCTGCTTGACCGTCCAGAGCGTCTCACGGACGGACGGGTCGGAGCGACGCATCCGCTCGTAGATGTCGAGCGCCTGGAACCGCGTCAGGTCCGGGTTGTAGTCGGACGGCTGCAGATAGCCGTCGTAGTTGATCGTTCCTGCGGCGCCGTATGGCGCGAGACGATCGGTGCCGGCCTGGTCGAGGCTCGGGCTGACGTGCGCTCCGGGCGTGACCGAAACCGAGAGATCGTCGGAGGGAAGCGGTCGCAGCGGCGAGCCGAACCCGCGCAGGAGGTCAGTGAACCGGGACATTCACGTGCCTCCTAGCTAGAGGTCGATGTCTGCGCCCTGCAAGAAGACCATGCTCAGAGAGCCGGCCGCGAGCGCAGCGAGCTTGAAGTCCTTGACGTGGCCGGGGAAGATGAGCGGCTTCAGGTCGTTCGCGAAGATCGGCATCCCGAGCGACGCGTTCGGCGTCCCCACCGGGTCGCTCGTCCACATCGCCGAGCCCGCCCCGGTGAACCGGATAACAGCGGCGTCCCACGGGTAGTCGCCGTTCGAGTCGTAGAGCTGGCTGGCTCGCGGGAACACCGTCGACGCGCCGCGCACGACCGCGCGGCCGGCAGCGGATCCAGCGGCGATCATCGAGGCGATCCCGTCGAACGTGACCTGCTGGCCGGAGGCGAGCGCCATGTTCACGGCCCCTACATGCGTATTCGGCATCGGTTCCTCCTAGAAGATGCGTTCGAGCAGGTCATGGGTCAGCGACGGCTGCCGCACGATCCTGTCCTCGTCGATCCGGTGCGGCGCCGAGAACGGACGCGGCCGGCTCATCAGGTAGTAGCGGAGCGCGTCGCACGCGTGGTCGCGCAGCTTCCGAGGCTGCTCCGGCTTGTCCTTGACCTCCTCCTGCGACGGCGAGAGGTCGGCCCAGCGGTAGTCCGGGATCTCCGTGATGAGGTTCTGGCAGCGATCGGCGACGAACAGCCGCGGCGATCCCTTGCCGTGCTCGCGCCCGAGGCGCTGCTGCTCATCGGGGGAGAGCAGATCCTTCCCGTAGGTGCCAGCCCACGGATGCCACTCCGGGAACACGAGGTCGGGATCGCGCTGCATCCACTCCGCGACGCGGAGCAGGCCGGCGTCCACATTGTCGTCGGCGAGCGTCAGCGACAGGTCGGCGGCATCGCGGTACTCGTCGGCGACGCTGTGGCCGTTCAGGTCTCGACGGAAGCAGTCGGGCGGCGCGATGATCGGGCCGAGGTTGATCTCGGGTGCGAGCATCGCGTCCTTCGCGCGGATGATCGGCGCGTGCTGCGACGGCAGCAGCCCCTCGGCGTAGTGCTCGTCCGAGACGATGACGTAGCCGTCGTTGTCGACCATGCCCCAGAGCACTGCGGTCGGGTTGCGGCGGCCGTGGTCCATCGCCCTGCCCCTGTACCAGCGGACGGGCAGGTCTCCGACGATGCTCGACGGGACCACGTGGACGTTGCGATCCCACATGTCCCAGATCGCGCCGGCGGCCGTATCGAACGAAGCGTCGACGAACCGCTTCTGCCACTCCTTCGGGCGCGTCCGCAGCATCCGCAGATAGTCGGGCGGCAGGTGCGGGTTGCCCTCGGTCGGCTGGATGTAGAGCCGGCAGACGCGCCCCTCGACGCGCGAGCCGGGGCCGTCCTCGTGGAAGTTGCGCCACACCCAGTCGTGGCCGTTCGGGTTCGTCGTGCCGAAGCCGTTGCGCGGCCCGATCGGATGACGAAGACGAGACATCAGCGCGAGCCACACGCGCTCCGTCGTCTCCGTGCACTCGTCGACGTAGAACGCGCTGAGGTTCAGCGACAGCAGCTTCTCGATGTTGTAGTCCTCGAGCGACCGGAACAGAATCACCGACCCGTTGTGAAGGACGTAGCGGTTCTCCTTGTTGCTGAAGCTCGCGACCATCTCGGGCGGAATGATCGGCGGCTTGTCGTCGCCGTCCATCAGGACGCGCTTCGTCGTGTCCGCGAGCGCGCGATATGTCTGACGGCCGACGAGAACCGTCGAGCCCGGCCACTTCACGACGACGCGGAGAGTCTTGAAGCCGCCGCTGATCGTCTTGCCGGATCCGACTCCGCCCGCGTACACGGCCTCGGGCGAGTCGTCACAGATGAACTCGTGCTGCGTCTCGAGCGGCTTGAACCATGTCAGATCCGCCATCTGGCTCCTTCAGTTCCGGGCCGGGGCACGCCTTTCGGCTGCGTTGCGACCCGGAGGTTCTAGGACTGCGCGTCGAGAGCGGCCTGGACGAGTTCCCTCTTGTCGGCGACCTTCGCCTTCTTCTTCCAGTCGGCGATCTCGAGCTCTGCGGCCTTCGCGTCGAGCTCGGCCCCGGACATCTCGTCGAGCTGCTTCTCGTCGCCCGCCTCCACCGCGTCCTCGGCAGCAGCGGTGGCCTGCACCGTGATCGTCCCGGCGAGGTCGAGGACGTAGCCCTGGGCCTTCGCGTCGTAGACGTAGGGGACGAGCGTGACCTCTTCCCCGGTCTCGGAACTCACCGCGACCGCGAGCTCTTTCGCGTCGTTGTCGGAAAGGTTCTCCGCCAGTTCGCGCGGATCGTCGCCCTCGGCGACCTTGACTAGGAACGGCATCTTCAGGCTCCCTTCGACTT